TGCTTGATCCCGCGTAAGCATGCACAAGTATGAGCTGCGGAAATTACTACTGCAACCCCTCTATTACCTTCACAGACTTCATCAATAGCCTTGTGAACTTGACCAGTTAATCCTTCTTGAATCTGAGGTCTACGAGAGTAAAACTCAACAATACGATTGAGTTTTGACAGCCCAATTACTCGTCCTTCCTTCGAAGGAATATATGCAACATAAGCTTTACCAACAAAGGGTAGGTGATGATGTGAACAGAGACTCTTTACCGGTATACCGCTTTGAAACACCATACCATCATAACCACCATCATTAGGAAAAGAAGTTACTTTAGGTGGATTATTATAACAGCCTGCTGCCAAGTCCTCTACAAATGCTTTAGCTACACGTCTAGGTGTATTAGTACTGTTAGGATCATTACGCCAATCAAAACCAAGTGCATCTAAGTACTGTTCATAAGCTTTTGCAGCCTTCTCAATAATAGCATGTTTTTGGTCTTCTGTACGCGGATGATTGCCATTAGCGTACGGTAATAAAATAGGAATTCCTCTATCGCTCATATCATCATTTTATAACATTTTTATCGATTTCAAGATAATAAATAATATTAAGAATGAAATTTAAGAAAACAATAGACAATAATTTAAAAAATTTTGGTCTCAAAAGAATTAGAATTAAATTTGACCCTTTAAACAAAACACATGAAACATACAGAGCATACAATAGCTATGAAGGTTATGTACTAGAAGAAGATGAGAAGTCTGTTTCTGTTTTTGTAATTAATTCACCTGAAGACTTGGATCCATTTATAGATGTGCCACATGATATGATTAATGTATCACCTAAGCTAGATCAATTTAAAAATTTTCTCTTTACTAAGCTAAACGAAAATTCTAAATTAGTAGAAATGATACGTAATCTTGGTGATATAGTTTCTATTGAAGCTATTTTAAAAGATAATGGTCTTAATGATGAGTCATTGAAAGACTTGTATAGAGAGTATATTTTGTCTTAAATATCTATATGACTAATTTTGATGCAAGATATAATGAATTAATGGGTGAAGGTCTACGCACAGGTCTTGCTAAAGGTATTGGTATGGCCGGTAAACTAATGACATTTCCTAAGAGATTGGACACTGGTATTGCAAATGTATTAAGAGGCCAAACTGCAGATGCAGAACGCATGATAGGTGGTAAAGCATATGGTGAACCAGTAGGAGCTGCTCCAAAAGGCGGCAGGACGGAAGAGTTTTCTGATCTCGAAAAAGAATTAACCTTGGCTATGAGAAGACTCAGATTAACACCTAATGATAAGAAACTACAGACACAAGTAGCAGATTTGCAGAAAAAAATAATGTCTGTAAGATAATTATTTTTTAAATAATAGTTGATTTCTTCTAAATACCAATTATAATAATACGGTATTACAAAGATATTTTGTCTTAAGATGTTTTATGTTGATAATGTGTTAACTGATATTATAATAATTTTATGAGTTACCAAAGTACAAAAATAATTGAATTAGGTAGTTGTGCATTTAGACAGTGGAGAGCTGATCATAGTCACTGTCATTTTATACATGGATATAGATTAGTTGCAAAATTTTGGTTTTCATGTGATAAGCTAGACGATAAGAATTGGGTTGTAGATTTTGGTGGTTTAAAAGAATTAAAAAATATTTTAGAGAAACAGTTTGATCATACATTCTGTGTATCTGCAGATGATCCTTTACTTTCATACTTTAAACAGCTACATGATCTTGGAGCAGTAGATCTTAGGGTAATGGAAAATGGTGTAGGTATAGAAAGAACAGCAGAGTGGTGCTTTAATCAAGCTGATAAACATATTAGAGAATTAACTAACAATCGTTGCTGTGTTGATAGAGTAGAAGTATGGGAACACGAAAAGAATTCTGCTATATACTCAGTAGATAGACCAGGCAGTTGCAAGGATAAACATAATGCTGAACAATATGAATTAAATTTTCAAACTACAACACAGTCTTTAGAGCAAACACCAGTCTCAACTACAGTAGCAGCTCCTGCACCTGAAGTACAACATGCTGCTAACAATGCTATACCTGCTCGTGTAGGCAATAAGGTATCAACTGGTTTTGGTAATTTATTTGACGGTACAAGCTGGGGATCATGAACCTTTCTGATCTGTACACATCTAGTGTTGCAGGTAGAGGTTCAATTAATACAACTGGGCTAACTTCTACTAAAGGCTTACAAACTCAATTTGAAAGAGACCCCACTACAAAAAAACTTGAAAGAGATTTAAATAAAACATTATCAAATATTTTTAAAAAAGAAGAACCTACTAAAAAAGAGACCACTGTAACACCGGCAATTGAAGACGATGCACAACAAAATGTATTGAAAGCTCTTGAAGAGCTGAAAAAACTTAACGCACTTTAGTTTTAATTGTTGATACAACTTTAACTATAAACTTCAGTAATTTACTTCTTGTAATATCTTCTTCTGTAAAACGAAATGTATTAATACCATGTTGCTTACTATCTTCAGAATCAAAAGCATCCATTATTTTAGCAAAGCCTGTGCGTTCAAAAATATCTGACTGTCTTGTATCGCCTATAATAAACAACTTACAATTTTTACCAAATCTAGTTAATATTGTAACTAATTCACTATGTTCTAAGTTTTGTGCTTCATCTACAATAACTACACTGTTTGCAAAAGTACTACCTCTTAAAAAATTTACAGGTACACATTTTAGATAATCACTATCAAAAAGCATATTTGTTACTTGCTTACCTACTAATTCGTCACACTTTTCTATAAGAGGTATACTCCATGGTTTAAATTTTTCATCCACTTCACCAGGCAAGCTACCCAACTTTCTATGTGCAGATTCAACTATACTTCTTATATAGATAACTTCATCTATCTTCTTATCCCTTAGCATTGTTAGTGCTACATATGTAGCTAGGTATGTCTTAGATGTGCCTGCTGGACCGTCACAAAACATTATTAGAGATAAATCATCCATAGCCTTCTCTACAAAGGCTTTATGGTGGTCGTTAAGATGAAACTTCTGATCAACTTTAAAATTTAGAAGAATATCAGATCGAATTATCTTATTTTCATCATACTTGGCAGCTTTTTTAAGCTGTCTTTCTTTCTTCGACATCTACTATTATTTATTCTGGAAAAACTGTATTTGTACTGTATAATGTACAAAAATGAGTAAAAAAATTAACGCAGAGTTATCAGACATAGAATATGAAAATTTAAAATACACTTTAGGTGATTTTAAGAGAATTACTAGAGATTCATATTATAGATTTGTTAAAACAGAATATGTATATTCGGATGATATAACTAATAAAGAAAGACATGATTCTGCACTCGGTTTGTATAAAAAGTTAGTTGAAGATTTACAAGAAGATAATAAAATCTAGTTATGGAAAATACCATTTTTTTGAGTGATGATAAGATCTTCTATACTATAGAAGGTGAAGGTGAGTTTGTTGGTTACCCTTCTGTATTCATGCGCTTGTCAATGTGTAACCTAACTTGTAAAGGTTTTATATCTGCAGACTCACCTCATGGTTGTGATAGCTTTATTAGCTGGTCTGTAAAGAACCGAATGACATTTGATGAAATATTTGATTACATGGCTCAAAATTCCTACAATTGCAGACTACGTGATGGAGCAATATGGAAAATTACAGGAGGTGAGCCTTTAATTCAACAAAAGCAATTATTAAAACTAGTTGATGCTTATGTAGAGCGCTTTGGCTATACTCCCGTTATTGATTTTGAAACTAACGCCACAATTGAACCTGATGAAGAATGGGTTACAAAGTTTAGAGCCACCTTTACAACATCACCTAAGCTATCTAATAATGGCGATCCTGAAGAAAAAAGATATAAACCCGCTGTATTAAGATGGCATGTACAGAATGGGTCTGGATTTAAATTTGTTATTAATAATGAATCTGACTTAGATGAAGTATTTGAAAAATACATACATAACCCGGACGTATTAGTTCCCTCAAATAGAGTGTGGCTAATGCCATGCTGTGGTAGCAGACAGGAGCATTCTGAAAAGGCAGCTATGGTTGCGGAATTATGTAAGAAGCACAACTTTAACTTTAGTCCAAGACTACAGCTAGTTATTTGGGATAAAGCCCTGAAGGTTTAGTATAAATATTAGAGTGATAAGTTTTTCTAAGTTTTATACAGAAAAAACAGATTTAGAACCTAATGAATTAAAAGTAGGAGACAAGGTTTCTAACTGTAATCCGGAATGTAAGCATTTTAAAAGCACTGGAGTAGTTAAAAAAGTGATAAAGATTAAAGGCAAAAAAGGCAATATAGTAGGTAACAAAATAAAATATAAGTGTAATAATGATGGTAAAAACTTTGGTAAAGGCGATGAATTGGAAAAGACAGAAATACAATTGAAAAAGGTTTAATATAATATAAAATATATTCAATGAGAATAGCTGTATCTGGAACGGCTTGTCAAGGTAAAACTACCTTTATAAATGATTTTAAAAAAGAATGGCCGATGTATGAAATTGTTGAATCAAGCTATAGAAAGCTAGTTAAAGACGGAACTCATAGTAAAAAAGCTACACAAGATAATCAGTGGAAAATTTTAAATTGCTTAATTGATGATCTACAGAAACACGGCTCGAAAGGCAATAAAGTAATTTTTGACAGGTGTCCTCTCGATAACATTGTGTATTCAATTTGGGGGAATGAAAAAAATAAGGAGGAATTTGATGATGCGTTTATTGAAAAATGTATACCTCTCGTTAGAGAATCAATGAGATACCTAGACATTTTATTCTTTATACCTATTACAAAATTATCACCTGTACCTATTTCAAACAAAGATGATAGAGAAACTGATGAAGCATACATTAAAGAAATAGACCATATATTCAAAGGTATTGTTCATCAAATAGTACGTTCAGGTGTATCAGCATTTTTTCCAAAGGATGATTCGCCCGGGATTATAGAAATTTTTGGCAAGCCAGAAGAGAGAATTCAGTTAGCTAGATATTATTTAAATGCAGATGGTGATCTTATTGGTGAAGAAGCAAGCGTTCTTAATTCATTAGATGAAAATACTATTCAACAGCTTCTAGATGAACAAAAGGATATCCTTGCTAAAGAAAAGAAAGAAAAAGATTTTTATAAAAGACTAATTATTGATAAATAATTAGGTGAATAACTTTGAGAAGAACTATAATAAGATATACGAAAACTATAGTTCAATGAAATTTTTTAAACGAGTTTTTTATCCTAGAAATTTAAAATTATCTGACGAGTTTATAAACGCGTTTAAAAAAGAATATAAAAGATTATTAGACGAAGGCCACAATTCTAAGAGAATTCTTGATTTAATTTCTAAAGCATTAATCTTCCACGCTAAGAAATAATTAATAAAACTTCTGCGCTTTCCAAACAACTCTCACTATACCTGTTGGAGGAAATAAAGGATTATTAATTATATTAATTCTAAAACTAACTTTACCAGCTCCATTTACATAATTGTTATCATAATCAGGAACCTCATCATTAAAATATTCTAAATCATAATCTTTATCAGTAACATATGCAACAGGATAAGCAGTTGTTAATGTAAAAGATGAATTAATACCAGAGGGTAATATTATGCCGGTACTACTTATTAAATTTCCTATACCGCTATTAAAAAGTATCTTGAAAGTAATATCTTGTGCTCCGATTTGTACACCTGCAGGTACAGTTTTTGTGCCCTCAATAAGTTGATTAACAGAACCAAAACCTGATTGAAAAATATGATAGTCAAGAACAGCGCTACCTGAATCAAAAAACACATTAAAAACGTTTGCAGAAATAGAAGATAATGTGTTGTTAACTGTAGTACTTAAAGAGTTAGTTAAAGAATCATAAACATTATAAGCAGATGTAACTACTCCGCTATTAATTGTTAACGAATTAAATACACCACTAGTAGTAATGGTATTTGTATTATTAATAAGTTTAAAACTTAATGAAGAAAGAATTTGTACCCGAGTTTCGTTTGTATTAAGCTTCAATACATCGACTTGATTTAAAATTTTGTTAAATTGTTGTGAAACATAATTTAAGTTTGCAGCACTTATTTGTTTTGTGCCTGTAGATGTCTCTACTAGAAAAACATCTAGAGGTGATAGATGCCGTACAATAGTATCCATTAGTTTAATATTTTTGTTATATTCCATGCAATTCTTGCAGGAGCTAGAAGCGGTGGTCTAAAAATTGCTCTAAAATAAACTTTACTATTACTATCTACATAATTGTTAGAGGGGCTTTCTTCAATATAAATTACAGGTATATCAGCAATTCCTGTTGTTACAGCCATATTTGTTAATTGATCTTCTAGCTGATTATTCCACAAATATTTGACATTAATATCATTTGTACTCACAAATATACCATTTGGTAAAGAATTACTTCCTCTAATTACTTCTGAATATACAGGAGTATTTACCCCACCATCAATATTAACTATACCACCATCATAAAAAATAACAGGAACCGCAGCACTTAAAGCGTCAAGCTGGTTGTCAAATTCTGCACTTAATCTGTTATAAAACGTTGAAGGTACAACAGCTGCAGAGGTTATAACACCAGAGTTTATTACTAGATAATTTGCTTCACCTGTTTGGTTTAAACCTGATAAACCATTTACATAAATTTGATCAAAAAATGCTGATGTAGCGGAAATTACGTTTAAGATATTAAGATTAGCTGCTGAAATTGTGCCATTAAAAACAACATTACTTGCTGAGATAGTAACAAATGGTAAGCTAGCATAATCAACAAGTGATTCACCTTGTTCAGTTTTAACAACAAAATAATCACCAGGAGCAACCTCTTGAAGCACAGGCAATGCACTTATATTGACAAAATTTGTATATGTTGTATTTGACATTTATATTATTTAATATAAAATCATATAATGAAAGAAAAAATAGGTGTAGGCCTAATAACCTATAATAGGCCCGATTTTTTTGCCAAATGCTATGGTTCTTTACCAGAATACATAGATAATATTATAGTTGTTAATGACGGTAATGAATTTGAATACGACTTCACTAAAAATACTACTGTAGCACATACCAGAGGTAAAAACGTTGGTTATGCAAAAAATATTGCTATGAAGTATCTGCTTGATTCTGAATGTGATTACATTTTTACTATGGAAGATGATATTGAGATAGTAGATAAAGATATTTTTAAGAAATATATAGAGGCATACAAAGTAACCGGTATTCAGCATTTTAACTTTGGCTTTTCGCAAAGAGAAAATCTTGATCAAAACTTACAGCCTATTTTTCGAAAAGTGGTAGATTACAGAAAACTAAAGATAA